AGAGAGGGTTACGCTTGGAAAATTGTTGATATTAACGAATTTAATCTCTGGTTTCAATCATTTACTCAAGGATGGGCATTGATGACCACTAGACCGGATTCATTTGTATCAACTGCGGAATATAACACATGGGTGTTTGGCCATGCCTTGTATTCTAATCAATTGATTGGAACAGTTATGCAAGATTTGGCTGTCGGTTCTAGGTACATATCTTTGAAGGCTAATCACATGGCGGTTAATCATTTGTCACTATTGTATAATGATAGAGAACTGCCTACCTACAACATCACACTAGAAGAATATACCATATCAGACAGAGAAGAAATCGCATACAAAATCAAAGAGACATCACAATCATTGAATAGAATTGGTGAGCAGTAATGAAGTCTCATAGAGACATGCAACTAGAAATAATTAGAGTCTTGAAACGGATTGAGAAGTTATGCAAGGAACTCCTGAAGCAATAGCGCCAATCGACAAACAACAAAATGAGCGAATCGTTTGGTGTGAACGATTGTTATACCTTATTGTTTTGCTGCAGTTTCCTCAATTGGCATCATTGATTTGAGCATCTCCATCTTGACACATGATTCTGTGGCCATACAACCGCATATACGGCCATGTACGACATAAATTAATCTAAGATTGGATACATCCCCCATATTGAAGGCCTCCATATCCAAAAACTTCGCTTTGATTGCGTCAGTTACCCATTTAGACCGGGATTGTTTCCAAGATAACTCCTGGTCAAGTCTAGTTTTCAAACTGTTAGGTATCGATATTGTAATCGGAACGCCTGGGTCTGCGCTTCTTGGGCGACTCATTGAGCATTCCTCCATCTATGGCCAAGGTCCTCAAAACATTCATCACATTCATTAACATATAGTGGCAATAATCGATAAAAGTTACAACCACCTGCTAAAGTACTACAATGATATTCTAATTCGTATGTGTTTTTTTTACCATTCCATAAGTATCGAAGGTCGATTGTTGCTGATTTGTTGCATACTATACATCGAATAGCGTCAATAATCACTTAATCCACCCCTTATCTATTGCGTCAGCGACTTTTCCGCTTGCTCTGTATGCGTCTGAAAGTTTAACGATTACCTTCTCTATGGGTGTACCGTTAAATTTTGGATATTTTAACCTAATTAGATAGATTATATCCTGTATTTTATCATCAATGTCCTGCCAAAATTGGATGTCTTTACTCTCCATGATGGCTCCGAGGGTAGTTTCATTCATAATGATTGCTATAAATTACGAATCAGAACGGTGTTTGAGGTACTGCGTACCTATAACCGACTATATCCGGTGTGGATGGAACGCTATGTTGCCTAGTTAATATTATAGATTGTCCCTTTCATGATAGGTACATGGTCAAGAAATCAGACTCATTTTTTATCAGACAAACTTTGAACGCAACAGCCAATAACATCTACCAAGAAATCCCGCTTGACTTGGGTGCTTATGTTGATGCCCTAGGCAAATCAGTATTAAGAATTCACAACATAGCGGTTACATTTTCAGACCCTGACGGCAAAGCACTAGAAGTGACAGGTGCTACCACTGCGGCCGCACAGTTCCAATTATGCACACAGAGTCAAACCGACATTGTGTTTAGTAGTAATAGAGCAGTAGTTTCCTCTGGCAAACTATACGCTGTAAACTTAGACCCTCAAGACGGATATCCTCAAGTAAGCCATGACACTGATGTTCTACCACAAATGTGGACTAATGGATATTTGGTTGCTGTTGATTCAATATTCCTTGGCGGTCAAGCATCTACCCAATGGACATCAAATGTCTATATGTCAATCACTCTTGAATGCACAGTTGAGACAATGTCTGAAGCATCCGCTATGGCTCTAGCACTATCTCAGCAAGGCGCTTGAGGTGGTTAGCATAGCCCGAGACATGATGCTTACAGTTGAGGAGTATATGGCACTCCGTCGCTTGATAGATTCAGAGCGAGAGTCAGAAGGCTCAAAAATAGCTAAAATCCAGGTGCCGGATACACCGAAAAAACGCAGCACTGCGTATAGTCGTAGATACAAAAAAGCGTTCAAATCGGTTTCTCCTAAGTACAAACTAAAGTCTGGCAAATGGAAAAAAGGCGGATTCAAAGCAGCGGTAAAGGCAGCACATAAGGCGGTGAAGAAATGAAGCGAACGGGAAGGACACTTACATTAAGTAATGATTTAAACACAGTTCCTGCTGTTAATACCATCGAATTCGGTGGCGCTAGATTAACAACCATTTTCGAAGATGATAGAGAGGGTTACGCTTGGAAAATTGTTGATATTAACGAATTTAATCTCTGGTTTCAATCATTTACTCAAGGATGGGCATTGATGACCACTAGACCGGATTCATTTGTATCAACTGCGGAATAT